CTTGGATTATGCAATATCCCAAAACAAAAACGTTAGATATTTAGAATCAACACCATTCGGTAATACTTCAACCATAAGAAATAAACCATAGGAGGCTTAAATGAACGAACAAATATTAATAGATGGCTTAATGCGTAGGCACGATAAGCACGGTACAATTCCTGTATATCCAGAATATAAAGCAGATGAAGCGGATGACAGATTATGTGGTGTTTGCGGTCAAGATGATAGGGTGTCTCATGCAGGGTGCTTACAGATTGCTTCAACGCCACACCATAAGAAATAAGTCGTAGGAGGTAGGGGGATGAAACCATGTGATTGTAAAAACCGGCAAGATAAAGACAAAATGGAAGTGCAAGGAATAACTATTAATGATAATTCGATTAGAGTCCGACCGCCAGTTGTTATTTTGACAACTGGCTCATGTACTATGAAAATAACTCAATCTGTATTTAAAAGTTTTGCTCATTGGTATTTTGGAGATCAGAAGCAAAGCATCCAGTGGCAACCGCCCGCAACTTGTAAACTTCATGATAAATAGCGATAAGAGGTAGCCATGATAAAGGCTAAATGCCAAGACTGCGGTCATGTATTTTGGGCGGCTATAATTCTGGGTGAAACTAAATGTCCGAAGTGCGACAGCGAAAATACCTGTGTCGCAATTCATGTTTGTAATAGCTAATATAATGGAAAGTTTTCCGTCTATAGACTGGTTCTTTTGCTTGGAGGTAAACGAAAATGCTTACTAAAAAACAAGTCATTGATATTTTAAATAATCCACACGCTTATACTAAAGATGCACGACAAGAAGCAGTTAAGGCTGGTATAAAGATATTGGATGAAATAGCAATTGCGGAAGACGCAAAAGAACACACCGCTGCACCGGACAGCGAAGGTCGTGCGGTTTTCGAGGATGATATTAGATACATAACTTGCCATAAATGCGGGAAACATTGGGATTTCTGTCGCTGCCGATGAGCTAATCATTATAAGAACACTTGACACACATAATCAGGTTTGGTATGTATGATATGAGGATATCTTATGAGATATTGCCGGAATCTCGACCAATCAAACTTTAAAGTTAGAAAAAGCGTATTAACAACCATTCAGCGCAATGCTGTTTTGGGGAGTCCGGCGCTCCAGTTAATGCGCTTTTTGTATTTTTAAGGAGATTATTATGGAAAAAGTAAAAAAAAGACAGTTCGTTGAATATGCTGGAGATTGGGGTGTTAGCCCAGAAGGTTATTATAGTAAGTTTTTTAATTATTATAGTCGATTTTTTCTTTATTTTATATGTGATGAGGATTCTAAATATTTAAAAATTGGGATCTCAAAAGAACCAGAAGAAAGAATAAAAGCTCTCCAAACTGGTTGTCCACTAAAACTCATCCTTCTTTTAAAGTTCTATGGTACTCAAGAAATAGAAACTAAACTACATGACGAATTAAAAGAATATCGTTTAAGGGGTGAGTGGTATTCATTAACAGATGAAAATGGATGGAAAGTTAAAGCTGCAATAAAAGAACTGTGTTTGGGTTATTTTTGCGGTATGACAATGCCAACGTTTAATATTGTTTATGGTGATATGGATGGGTAAATCACCCGCATTTCAATTTTATCCTAAAGATTTTCTATCCGATATAAATGTTGCGTCTATGACTATGGAAGAACGCGGCATATATATTACCCTTCTTTCATATTGTTGGCTTGAAGGGTGCTTGAAGGGTGGTTCGCAGGTGGTTGAAGCAATTTGCAACCATCCGGAAAATTGGGATGAAATTTGGGATAAAGTAAGCCAATGTTTTTATGAAAAAGATGGGAAATTCTACCATAAACGGCTTGAAGAAGAACGGAAAAAACAAGAAGAATGGCGAGAAAAATCAAGACTTGGGGGGATAAAGAGTGGTAAAGCAAGAAGAAAATTTAAGGGTGGTTTAGGGGTGGTTGAACCAAAAGGCAACACTTCATCTTCATCTTCATCTATAAAGAAAATTAATAAAGAAAAATATGGTGAGTTTGTTTTATTAACTAAAAATGAGTATAATAAACTAATAAAAAAATATTCTGAGTTTATCGTTAAAAATAAAATTGAGGATCTAAATAATTATATCGGTTCTAAGGGTGATAAATATAAATCCCATTATCATACTCTTTTAGCTTGGTTAAGGAAAGATAATCCAGAAAAGCCAAAAAAACACGAACCATCATTAAAGGAACTTGTTTCCTAATGGACAACAGACTTCCACCACAAAATATCGAAGCCGAAGAATCACTATTAAGCGGTATTCTTATAAACAATGACACATTAATTGATATTGTTGATATTCTTTCACATGAAGACTTTTATAGGACAGCCCACCAAAAAATATTCTCAGGTATTGCAAAGCTATATCTAAAAAAAGAACCTATTGACCTTATCACACTTCCTAATGTTCTCAAAGAAAGTGGGCATTTAGAAGAGATTGGAGGTGCGACATATTTAGCCACACTTGTTGATACCGTTCCTCTTGCTGTAAATGCAAAGCACTATGCTAAAATAGTTAAAAAAGCATCAGTAGCAAGGCAATTAATAGAAGCCTCAAACGATATAGCGAACTCAGCTTATGAGCTTAATGGAAATATGATTGAGATTTTAGATGAAGCTCAGTCTAAGATAATTAACATTAACTTTGATATTGATAATGATAATTTTGTATCGGCCGCTGATATAACGACACAAAGAGTTGAGCAATATGAAGAAATGTCTAAAAGGGGCAAGGTTTACGGCATACAAACAGGCTTTTATAAACTCGATATTCTGACAGGTGGGCTAAAGGGTTCTAAGTTTATTGTAATGGCATCAAGACCGCGAATAGGGAAAACAGCCCTTATGATGAACATGGCAAACAATATAGCAAAGGACAGTCATAAGGTAGGTATATTTTCCGTAGAAATGGACAAAGAAGAACTGATAGACAGGTCTATATCATCAAGGAGCGGGGTTAATTTAATAAAACTTACTACTGGAAACGGGCTAACGGCTGAAGATTGGCAACACATTACTGATGCCGCATCTGAGATTTATGATTATCCGATAGTTATTGATGATACTGGCGGACTTAAAATACAAGAACTAAAGCGTAGGGCAAGAAAAATGGTCAAAGACGGAGTTGAGATAATATTCATTGACCAGCTTAGTAAAATTAGGGGCGGTAAGGGCAAGTCCGAATACGAAAAGCGGTCATTTATTGTCAATGAAATAGCTATATTAAAAAAAGACTTGCGAATACCTGTCTGTCTTTTGGCGCAGATTAATAGGAAGCTCGAAGACCGACAAAACAAAAAACCTATACTTGGGGATCTTAAAAGCACAGGAAGCCTTGAAGAAGATGCTGATATAATACTCTTAGGTCATAGGCAGTATGAATACACCCATGATGAAGACGACAAGCATCTTGCAGAATGGGAGATTGCAAAGCACAGACAGGGTGCTACCTGTAATATTGAGATGTATTGGGATGGCAAGACTACAACATTTAGTTCTATACAGGAGGGCTATAATGAATAAAGACCAAGCCTACGAAAGAGAAAAGAAAAAACTCCCGCCCATGAAGCCAGCAGAGCATGAGAAAGCAATCCGGGAGATAGCGAGGAAGTTGAGGATATGAGGTGAATTATGATTAACGCTATTTGCGCAAATTGTCATCACGAATTTATTGCTATCGTTATCATGGGAATAACAGAATGTCCTAAATGTGGTAGTAAGGACACCCACGTTGCAATTTATGAGGATTAGGCTTCCTTATATAGCGAAATAAGCAGACATCTCCAAAAATAAGTACATGGGTAGGGGTAAACACTAAAAACGAAAGGAGAACTTATTATGATTAATGAAGCAGGTAAAACAGGAAAAGAGTCAGAGGTGAAAGAATTTTTGAATGGTAATCATAGAAGGGTAGATAAATTAACAGATGTAGTAAGCCAACTTAAAGAACGATTGAGTTCAGTATTGCGAGTAGCAACACCAGAACCAGCGTGTGAGACAAAAGAAGCAAGAACCTTAGTGCCATTAGCTGAAGATTTAAAGGGACTATGCGACGGAATATCACAAGAAACAACACGCCTTGAAGACATTTTAAACAGACTTGAGCTGTAAGTGGTAAATGATATGAGTGAAGTAGATAGCAAAGAAGAACTGTATATGTCATGGTGGCTTTCCGAGCTAAAAGAAGCCGGATACATTAAATCATATCAACTTCACCCACAAAGCTATATCTTATCAAACTTGCGCAAGTACAAATATGATAAACAGCTAAAGACTAAGACAAAAGAAATAGAAACTACTCTGATTGCAGGACATGTTTATACAGCGGATTTTGAAATTAAATGGCACGAAAAAGCAAGGCATATATTTTTTAATACGTTCAGGGATAAAGTATATCTTAAAAAGATTCCATTTGTGGCTCAAGATGTTTTTGGTTCAGATTTTAGTTCGAGCAGCATCGTTGAAATCAAAGTAACATTTGATAGGTTTCATACAAATCGAGAATTTTCTATAAATCAAAAATGGATGTTGTTAAATCGGGACTTGTATGTGCAAAAGATAGTAGTTGCAAAGCTGTTTGAGAAAACTTTTGTACCAGAGAGATATTTAATGACAGATAAAAGTGGAAAGAGGCGAAAGATTAAGTTTGAGGTTAGGAGTTTACGAGAATTTATAAATGACTCAAAAGTATAAATACGCATGGGGCAATAATTCCAAAAGAGCCGAAATGAAAGGCAGAGAATGTATATTAATAGCTTCCGGCAAGAAAGGCTCTGTAATGATAAAATTTACTGATAACGGACAGAGAGAAATAGTGAGCCGGAGAGCGTTGAGGCGTATTAAATCTTAACAGCATAGGAGGTAATGATGAGTGTGTATAACGATATGGCTAATGATGCCGGTTATTCTTATGATACTGACGAAAATCAGCAAATGGCACAAATGCTGGAATGGGAAGAGGGACAAAAATTGCAAAGAGACTATGCCCGATATCTTGAAAATACAGAATATCGTGAAATATTATTTCGCAAGTTTTCCTAAACCATAAAGGAGGACATCATGCCATCACCGCAAAAAGTGCCGCAGGAAAAGATAAAAGCCATGCTTGCCGCTTATGAAATGACCGGTATAGTAAGAAGATATGTTATTGCGGAAATGTGTAATGTTCCGGCCAGCATAGTTAAAGATATTTCCGAGTTCAAAGAACGGCGTACTTACTTCAGGTACAAAAGAGGCAAATGGAAGCCAAGAGGAAAGGAGATGTGTGGGTGTTGTGGTATTCGGTCAATAGACAAAGAAGCAGGGTTAACGAAGCTATGTTATACTTGCTTTGAGAGCAATGGCGGTAGTGTCGGGGATGATTTATATAAGGTTTGGATATGATATCATTGAATTAATGCACGTTATAGATTGGTTATGTTTCTTGGGAACAGGAGATAAAAATGAGTATATTAGACATGAAAAATAAAGACATTGAAAAATCATTATGCTATACTTGTTCTAATAGATTTCTATGTATATTCGCTTTAGAAGGTATAGTTCATACATGTAAAGACTATAAGAAATATAACACACCGCTTCACGCAGACAAGCAGGGTCGGCCTTCGGAGGTTGACGATGGCTCTTAATCCCCTACTTGCTGGTGATTTTTGACGTTAGGTGACTTATGAAATATGAATACAAAAGTAAGCGTACAGACGATACAGATCCATTTAGAGGCTCAGTCATGGAATTAAATGCTATGGGTCAAAATAGATGGGAGTTGGTGGCGGTTATACTCTTTCATAGAGAGACAGAGTGGATATTTAAGCGTCACCTAACCACCGCTGCACCGGACAGCGAAGGTGATATTGATTTAGAAAAAGAGTTTTGTCCAACGTGCGGTTCTACAAATATGTTCGGCGGAGTATGTCCAATTCGCTGCCTGTGAGCTAAATTGTTATAAATCAGGAGGAGATATTATCATGGATACTGAAGAATTATATCAAAACATAGATCAAGAGGAAGATATGTCGGATGCGGAAAAACGTGAAAGTTATTTTACAGAAGTTGAAAACGATCAGGCTTATGAAGATTGGAAAGACAGAGGCCATTGATTTATAACACAGCACTGGAGCGGATTGCTAATGCTTGCGCCTACTCCAATGAATCGTCAGATTTAGACTGAAGGTGTTTAATTGGAATAAAGGCGCAACCACTCAGTTATATCGTTCTATTTCTTGAGGATAAGAGGATGATCATAAATTTAAACGTAAAAATTAAAGGTGGCCCGAGGACTCCAGTTGAGGTTGATGTATATGGGACTGCTGTAAATACAAAAGTAATGAAATTTAAAAACGGCAGAACTATATCAGATAATGATATCGCTGTATGGATTAAACATCACTTAACTGAAATACTATCCGGGATACAGTATGACTAAATTTAGTTAAACGAAATAGAACACACCACTTCACGCAGACAAGCAGGGTCGGCCTTCGGAGGTTGACGATGGCTCTTAATCCCCTACTTGCTGGTGATTTTTGACGTTAGGTGACTTATGAAATATGAATACAAAAGTAAGCGTACAGACGATACAGATCCATTTAGAGGCTCAGTCATGGAATTAAATGCTATGGGTCAAAATAGATGGGAGTTGGTGGCGGTTATACTCTTTCATAGAGAGACAGAGTGGATATTTAAGCGTCACCTAACCACCGCTGCACCGGACAGCGAAGGTGATATTGATTTAGAAAAAGAGTTTTGTCCAACGTGCGGTTCTACAAATATGTTCGGCGGAGTATGTCCAATTCGCCGCCTGTGAGCTAAATTGTTATATTTCTTGAGGTAAATTATGAAATTGCACATTCCTAAAGACTGGGTAAGAAAATTCAATCCAAAGGATAAGGATATGGGAGAGACTATTCCAATAGGTTCACCTGAATTATGCGGATGTGGGTCTGTTGTAATTATTGGTTGTGAATTTTGTAAAGAATGTATTGATGGATATAGTGGCGAAGACGAAATATAACCCACCTATGCAGCCGACACAGAAGGTGCGGCTGATTAAGGACGTTAGCCTCTCATGTCTTCATCCGTTATCACGGCATTAAAGAATCCGTCTCCTTCCGGCGCATAGAATACATGACCGGACTCTACAGCTTCTTCATGGGCGGCTTGTCGGGTGGCTATGTCGAGGATAAAGAAAAACCATACAATAATCATTATGATTATAAACCAGTGCATAAATTCCTCTCTGCTTTCTTGCCATATAACTTTCCATTGTATTTGCATTATGAGTCCTCCTTTAAAACCCATTTTAATACCCTTATGGTTGTTTCCAATTCAAGTTGTACCAAAGCTAAAGGTGCATTTTCAACTATGGTTGCTGTTGGACTTTTCAGCCTATCATCCCCCTTTGCCTTATATAGCTGTTTCTTAATTTTCTCTATCGTTTGCATCTGCCCTCCTTGTCCATTGGTAATGAGATTATTGCATATCCCTCGTCGGTAGCAATATTGAAGAAACCATAATCAAATCTTGACCCCTTGATAAATCTTATATGATCTGATTCAATTACCCTCATTGCTTTACCATAACCAAAAGTTTTTTCTGGGATCCACTTAACAACGATTGTTTTCATAATAATTCCCTCCTTGACATAGCTCTCATGCTATGTTCTAATTAGTTATTGGTTACTGTTTTCGCTGGTCTTTGATATATTTATCCGAAAACAGAATCTTGGCATTTCTGGCACATGTGGCTAATAGAAAATTCTTTACGGGATAAGTCGTCTTTAAAATCATTTGGTTGTATTTTATCATTCCCGCAAGTAACACAAACATTGTCTTTTTGAGTTCTACCAAAGGCATTTTGTGTAAATTCATCTAAAAACTTTTGCATTTCTTCTGACCTTTCCATTATCTTATACCTCCTATATTCTACCTTCAAGTTTAATCGACCCGCAACCTTGCTCATACGCCCATGAATGAACTTTGATTGCTGTTTTGGCTGTTATTTCAGCCTCGATAGCCCCGTATTTGTCCCGGATTTCAGCATGAAAAATCTCATTGTCCGCTTGTATTAGGTGCGCTATTCGTTGCATTATACCTCCTTATTCGGCAGCTTGCCGGTCTTTATCCTTATCAAAATCATATCTTTTACATCGAGGGCATACTTTCGGATCCTTAACCCTTGATTCCCATTTATATCCGCATCTTTTGCATTTACATTTCATGTTAAGCCTCCTTAATTTAAGGGGTTAAAAATTCAATGGCTTCGGTTTCATCTTTAAATAATATTGCATCACATTCAGGGCAACGGAAATCATTAATATTATGATCGGGTTCAAAATCATTAATTTGATCGTATTGGCCGCCAGGAAAAAGCTCATAAGTATTAAATCCACTTGTAACATTAAGTAAATGCTCGATATTTTTATTACATTTTGGACATTTCATTTATCATTCACTCCATTGTTTAAGTTTAACTCTCCGTTTAGTTAGCGTATATAACCAAGATATATGCCAATATCTTGCAATTGTCGCATCCATTTAAACTCACGGATCTTGGTTTTTTTATTTAAAAAATCATCATCAATTTTATCAGTAACCGCTATATTTAAAATATTCCATGCCTTTCTAATTTCTTCTTGTGTAAATTCCATGTCATACCTCCATTGTTTAAGGTTTTTTGTTTTCGTTGCCATTATATACAAGCAAACTGTGTGCCAATAATTATAATAATAATAATAAAACATATAAGTTGCTGAAAGCATAAGTAATAATAATTTATAAGGCATAAGTATTTAAAAAGTTTACATAGTGATTATCAGACAATTATTGTCAATAAGCCCATAAAAATCATCATAAAACATATAATAATTATAACAATATTAATAACATACAAAAAATGTTTATTCTTGACAAAAATTGTCAGTTATAGTAAAAGGATTGTAACTATCTTAAAAAAGAAGAAAAAGTTATGATTTATTTTATTCAAGCGGGAAGTTTAGGACCTATCAAAATAGGGCGCACTAATAATGGAGCTAAAGAAAAATTGAAAGAATTACAAGTTGGATGTCCTGAAAAACTCTATCTTGTCGGAACTATTGAAGGTAATAAAACAAGAGAGGGACAACTGCATTATAAGTTTAAAAAGTATCAGATAAGAGGTGAGTGGTATGAACCTAAAGCAGAATTGACAGCATATATCTATAAAAATGCTAATAAAATACAACTAATTAGCGATGAGACATTTACAGGTATTGATCTTGATGCTGAAATGATAAAAACTGAACGTAAATATCTTAAAGATGCGTTAGATGTGGTTTTAGGCAACAAGAGACTAGCATCTAAAATGTTAAACATATCATTGAGATCATTAAGATATAAGATAGATAAGTATGGACTATAATAACGAATGTTATCTTTATGCTTGACAACAGCAATCTGATTTAGTATGCAGTAAATACTACTCTATTGGGTAGTTACCTCCATGGCTCCGGCTGGTACTCAATTCAACACACTATTGACATAAAGGGGTTGCAGCTAACTGGCCGGAGCATGAATAAGGATATAAATGACAGTCAAAGAAGAAATTTCCTAAACAACGGTGTAAAATTATATGTTTTATTTTTGGATTTTTGATCTCGCATGTAGAACAGCACAAGAAGACAAGAACTATAAAGGTTTTAATAAAACAACTATAAAATTTTTGGAAGTACATGATTGTTTTGCTGGATGGTTTACTGAAAAGAGACGATCTTAATGAACAACAAACTTCCCATGTAGTTTCGACTCATGGTGCGGGGATGGCTTAATCGCTGTCCCCTGCTAACATTATGAATATGCTTGAAACATCTAAGCAGATCCAAGCCGTAAAGCTCTGGAACAGGGATCATCCGATAGGCTCAAAAGTCTATGTTATCCCATATCATGCCATAGTTTATAATGGTAAAACTACATCACAAGCTATAATGTATAATGACCAGGCATCAGTCGAAGTGGACGGACAGATGAAACCGCTTAATAATGTAAGTGTAAGATCATGTAGCTGAGGCCAACAATAAGCGCAGGAGCGTTAAAAGGATAATATGCCCGAAGCCTTTGAAAAATGCAGAAAAGCAGGCGGACGCATACGCACAAAAAAACTAAGCGATAACCGTTACATACATATATGCTTTAAAGACGGCAAGAGTTACCCCGGTGAAGTTAAACATAAAGTAGGCATGGTAAGAAAGAAATGAAAGGCAACGGTAAACTCACACCTAAAATGAAAATGTTCTGTAAAGAATATATAATAGACTTCAACGGCTCAAGAGCAGCAAGAGCAACATTCCCACATAATACCCACCCAAGACAGAAGGCCTTTCACTTACTAACAAAGGACTACATACAGGCTGAGATCCAAGAAGAGGTTAAAAAAAGAGAGAATAGAACAGAGATCACACAGGATAGAGTTTTAAAAGAATATGCAAGGTTAGCTTTCTTAGATCCGCAGAAGTTTTATGATGATGAAGGTAATCTACTTCCCGTAACCGAACTTCCTAAAGATGTAGCGGCAGCATTAACAGGTATGGATGTAAGCACAAGGTTTAATAAAGAAAGTTTAAGGTTTGATACACTAAAAAAGATTAAGTTTGCTGATAAAAAAGGTGCATTAGATAGTGTTGCAAAACATTTAGGGATGTTAAATGACAAGCTAACCATTGGGATTGATGATAAAACTCTTATGCTTATAACGGGAGTTTTGCCGGAGAGGTATGCTATTGCAGTTAAGGCGGCGTTATTATTGATTGCAAAGGACACTAAGTTACTGAAATAATATGGAATGGATTGATATAAAAAACCGTGAGCCAGAGCATTTGCAACAAGTTTTAATAACTGATGGTGATGTAATTGCAACAGCAATAGTGGATTTAAAGTCTTACGATAAAATTGAGTGGAGGTTTTTTGGTATAAGTGGTTATGAATGTGAGTGGGATTTTATTGTTACCCATTGGATGCCACTACCAGAGCCACCTAAGTTACTGAAATGAGGCAAGAATTAACAAGAGAGGAAGCATACTTCCCCATACTCCATAGATACCAAGTACCTACTACATGGTATATACGGGGATGGGGGGCAGTATCTTACGATAGTATATGTGTGTTTTTTTGCCCGGTGTATTTTGGAGATATAAAAGGCGACCATGAGGGAAGTTAATATACGCACATTACGCAAGGAATTGAGTACACAATTAGAGGATTTACCGTTTAGCGTAACAAAGAATGGTCGAATTATTGCTCAAGTGTGTACACAAGAGGGTAAAAGTGAAGCTATTGAGCCAAAAGCCGAAAAGCCAATTATCTGTAATAATAGACAAAAGACAACTTCTTCTACGGGGTCGATACTTGATGAAATAAATAGAAGCAATCAGTACTTTAACCCACAACCTAAGGGTAAGCCATGACACGGAAGAAGATAATAGTTACTGGCCTTGATGATATGTATTCACCCAATTATGATTTAAGCGAGGAAGGATTTATCCGTAGGAACAAGAATTGGGGAGATTTTTCGGATAGGTTCAGGGAGAACATTCGGTTATCGGCTGCGAGAATAAAGAAAAGAATAGCGGCTGAGTTAAAGGAGTCAAAAAGGAAACGAGCAGATATTCAGGTCAACCCATTATCTGAGAGCATATTAGCGCCTAAGACATGACGTTATAGGGATGGAGGTTAAATAATGAGAACGAAAGAAGAGATACAAGAGAAGTTGTTGGCTGCATTACAGCAGAGTAAATCTAATAATTATACAGATGAAATTGCACTTAATAATGGTTTAATATTAAATGTGATAGCTGAGGTTTTAGTAGATATAAGAGAATTATTGATTAAGAAATAAATAATATCAGAGGTGCTATGAAGATGCCCAAGACAATAAAGATCGGCGGACATCAATATAAGATTATATTTCCTTATGTTTTTAATGAGAGATATGATCGTGTCGGGGATCATGATCCTTCAACTAAAGAAATTAGATTAACCGATCAAGATGCTGCTGTTCCGATTGCTGATTCAGGCATTACAGTATCTCTTATACATGAAATTTTACATGCGATAGATAGAAATTCAGGATACAATATGTTTGTTGGAGATGAAGGAGAAAAGCGTATAGTGGCTATTTCCGAAGGGATATATCAAGTATTAGTAGATAATCCAAAGTTAAAGGAGGTAATATGGTAAAGAGGTTCATAATCTTAATAATGCTTATATTCTTTTGTGGATGTACATTAAAGTTTCCAGGGGTTATGACCAGCGTACAGTCCGCAAAGGATCAAGATTCAGAGTTATATGTTATAATCAAGTATGAAGAACCTCGGGCAGTTGCGGTTTATAAGAAAGCAGAAGACGGTGCATATAGGCTGGTTAACCCTGAACTTGTGCATTATAATCATAAAGAAGAAATAAAACAAGGAGGTTAAAGAATGATTAAGAGACTAATATTAGCATTTATGGCGGTATTGTTAATGTCAGTACCAGCGATGGCAGAGGACACCTATATCAGCATAGGCGGTGTTTATGCGATTGAGAACTTTGATACAGGTTTAATAGATTTTGATAACACCGAAGGCTTGAATTTAAGAGCCGGATGTAATATAACAGATACATTCGCAGTTGAACTTACCTATGATTATCTCCCCGGGTTCTCTTGGAGCTATGATGGTTTAAGCGCAGATGCCGACATCGAGACACTTATGCTTGCCGGTAAGCTGTCAACCGGAGAGAAAGTCAGGCCGTATTTTACAGGCGGTATCGGAGTTATGAGGGGTGATCTTACCGTATCATATCTTGGTCAAGCTCTAACAGCATCAGAAAGTGATATGTGCGGTAAAGCCGGAATCGGTGTTGACTACTTTATTGAGGATAATGTTTCTCTTGGACTTGAGGGTGCTTATGTCGTGGGATTTGGAGATATGGACATGGTGGAATATACCATGATAACGTGTGGTGTAGCTTTGCACTTTTAAGAAATATACAGTTTAGTCGAGAGGGTTAGGGTAAAGCGAAAACCTATTGGTTAAGGATTAAAATCAAGAGTTTATCAATGATGATTATCTCAAGCAGAGCCAAAATGATCATTATAAATAATTATAGCCAGATTTACTAAAAGAAAGATAAGCTCTAACTCTCTTGGCTAATATTTAGGAGAATATGTGGTGTTTACATAGAATTAAAGAATCAAATGGATGGGTAGCGAAAAGGATTTTACGGCAATGTGTATATTATATGTCAGTAGTAAATGGTTTTTCAGTAGAAAAAGATGGTAGGATTATAATAGACTTCTTTAAAGCTGCTGATATATTTAGAGAAAAGCATAAACTATTTTTATAAGATAATTGCCGGAGAGTGCGGAATTGTCAAGATTTAGTAGAGCTTGTCATTGGAGTTAAGATATCATCTTCTGCCTTTCGGCAATAATATGGGAGACTATGGCTAATTGGGATGGTTTTTGGGATAAATTTTGGTGGGGAGCATTTTGGACGATAATTCCTGCTTGCTGTATTTTTCTGTTGGGTTTTATTATTTGGAGTAGTTATCAACTATATTTAATGTGGCCACTATTATGACCAAACCTAAGATATTTCTAACCGCATTAATCGTTATCGTGGTGGTGTTTTCTTCTATTTGGATAATTAATGCTACCACTGATCGTATCTATTTCTATCCCACATATGTTGTAAATGATGGAAAGGACATAATGGTAAAACTACCATGTGGGACAGGAATAAACACAAATTTAACAAAAGAGGATCTTGAAACGTTGATTTCAAACCCACTTGCGGGAATTTCTCCACAGTGCGCAAAGGAAATATTAGATTATTTAAAAGTGAAAATATGACCAAGCCTAAGATATTCTTAATAATATTAGTTCTTATTGCCCTGTCTCTATTTGGGTATGCACTAGTCAGGACTTTTAGTGGAGAGAAGCAAGTTGAATATGCTAAGGGTACAGTTACATACGGAGAAGGTATTGGTGATTGCTATGTAACTATGGAACGAGAGGGTGACGGTGAATTATATATAGATGGTAGAATTGAATATAAGTATCATAACATAGTATGGTGTGGTGGTTCAGATAAGCCAGTATTAACATTAGAGATTATAGACAGTAAACCTGTCTTCACTTATGATAATATAGACGAAGCAGGACAGGCATTTATGGATTGGATTGACAGGTATTATATAGAGCAAAATAAATGAGTGACATAGACACAAAAGAATTATTAAAGGCAATTATCAAAGGACTCGGCTTTTTGGTCGGGCAGTTGAAGAAGGTGTTAAAAGGAGAAAAGATATAATATAACAACATAACAGTATAGTATCTCACTTCGGTAGCCTGCTATACTAAGCAGAAAGCGCACAAAGCTCTCTTCTGATGATTTACAATGTCATTAGATTAGGGCTTTTTTATTTATGACAACCACACATCCAACAGAACTACCACCGCCTGAAGAATTTGCGGCATTATTAGCAAGCCAGTTACAGCCGGGGTTGCTGGAGTCACTTGTATCGGCCGACAATGTTGCAGGAAAGACCGAAAAACTTGTTGATTACATGGAATATGAGGGACGTGGTGCATGGCAGAATGAACCGCATCTTGATATATTATGTAATAAACTTGAGGATGTAGCACAGGGCAAGATTAAGCGATTAATGGTATTTATGCCTCCTCGTCATGGAAAATCTCAGGTATGTTCTAAGAAGTTTCCAGCATGGTATCTCAGAAAGTTTCCTGACAGATATATAATGATTACATCGTATTCCGCTGATTTGGCTTTTGACTTTTCAAGGATTGCCCGAAATACGATACAGGATGAAAGAGAGATATTCCCGAATATCGGTGTATCACAACAGGCAAGAGCTGTTAAACATTGGACACTGGAAGGACGCAAGGGGGGTTTGATAGCTGCTGGTGTGGGCGGGCCGATAACAGGTCGGGGTGCAAGTGTTGCGATAATTGATGATCCATTTAAGAATTATGAGGAAGCGGCATCAGCAACCGTAAGAGAATCGGTCTGGCAGTGGTACAGGTCAACATTAAGAACTCGTTTAGACCCGAATGGAGCTATTGTTCTTATTATGACACGCTGGCATCAGGACGACATGGCTGGCAGATTATTAGCAGAGATGAAAGAAGGGACAGGCGAAGATTGGGAAGTTATAAGCTTACCTGGAATTGCAGATAATGATGACCCTCTTGGTCGAAAAGCAGGTGAAGCATTAAGTCCGAGATTTCCAATAAATGAATTACTTACAATCAAAAAGGCTCTTGGCGGTTATTTGTTCGGAGCATTATATCAGCAAACTCCGAGAGCAAAAGAAGGAAATTACTTTAAAGACCATTGGTTTATAGATGCTGGTGATACGTCTGTATTATTAGAGTCTTGGAGAAAAAATGGACATTATGTTTCAATCTATGCTGCTATGGATTTTGCGATTGGCGAAAAACAGCAAAATGATTGGAATGTGATTGATGTTGCAGCAATTAGTCCTGAAGGTGAGAATATCCTGATTGATCGTATCAGGTTTAAAGATGATGCAGACGGTATTGCTGATGAAATAGTTAATGTTCAGAGAAAATATAAACCTTTACTATTCGGATTTGAGGAAGGGCAAATCAGGAAAGCTATTTGGCCGACAGTAATACGTAAGATGAAAGACGCAAAAGTTACCATTAATTCTCAATTCTTAGTTCCAATAGGCGATAAAATAGCCAGAGCAAGAACAGGTCAGGGACAGATGCGACAGGGACAGTGGTTATTTTCGTTTAATGCAGACTGGTTTGAGGATTTTAAGGAATGGATGCTTGGTTTCCCGAATGCAACCTTTGATGATGACACAGATGCTTTTGCACACCTGTCAAGATTGATTGAAGATGTTAAACAGGGAATTTATGACCCAACTAGTTTAGACGGAGTATTAATTTAAGGAGAAATATGAAAAAGACAGCCAAAGAGCAGCCAAAAGGAGTAGCGCCAATAGGGGCGATTAAAATTATCATAATGAGTGATGGTGGGGTGCAGGTAAATGGATTTCCGCAGGATTTGCATGTAGCTCAATCTTGGATGGATGCGGCAAAAAGAGCAATAGTTAATTATTTTATAGATAAAGCCAAGCGTGGCGAACTTAACGAAAAAGGAATAGTTGAGAAGAAGATATTAACACGTGATAGAAGTCTTATTGGAGCAGATGGTAAGAGATTGCAGTGAGAAAGCCTATTGAGCGTCATTATAACGAAAAGAACGACACAACTGTCCTGTTCTTTAGTGAGACCGAAGAAGGCAACGAATACTACGTCAGAGGCGGTATATGCTTCCCAATCACTTTTGAGAGGGCAGGGGTAAGGGACGTTCAGGGATGCGCTCTATTAGGCGGTCAGGACGTTAGAACAAAGATAATTACAATATTCGAGCAGATAGAGTTTGTAACAATAGATAATATCATAGACGACAAAACTCAGATGATTGAATATTACGGACTTGGTTCATGGCTGAATAAAGCATGGGCAAGATATTATGCAAGGAAGTTCTTTTATAATCAGCCGTTTGAGACGGCGAAGAAATATAGACTTGAGATAATCAGGTCGAAAATGATTAACCCGAAACCTTATCTGATTTCCGTGCCGTTTATAGATGATGATGAAGCGCATCACGTTATATGGAAACAAGTTAAGACAAAGCGAATAAAGATGAAAGAAGGTAGTATTTTGCACGAACAGCTTGGCGTGGTTAAAGGTGGAGATAAGCAGATGCTTCCCGCTGTGTATGCTCTTGCGTGTTTATTGATAGGAATAGAACGTTTTCCTTACAGAAAAAAGGATTAAAATTGAACGAAATAGATAAAAACTATATGTTAGATATAGCAAACGGTATAGAAAGATCAGTTAGATTGGGTAATATAAAAGATATTCCTGAAGGACAGCGATATATACAAATAAGTGATACTTTAGCTAAAGAGATAACAGAAAAATTAAGAATAATAGCACAAAAAGGATTAAAGAATGCACTTAGTAAATATGAAGAAACCGAAACTTACTAAAGAAGAAATAAAAGCACAAACAGTTGAACCATCACTTGTAAATGAAGACCGATATCCATACGGTCTTAGGTTGCGATTAGATCAAGATGAAATAGCCAAAATTTCAGCACTTAAAACTATTGAAGCAGGAACTATGGTTTTGATTAAAGCTGTTGGCAAGGTTACTGAAGTTTCTGTTATAGACAGCGAAGACGATAAACGTAAACGCCGAACTGTTGAAATTCAGATACATGAAATTGGGATTGCGGATAAGGCGGACGATAAAACAGCGTTTGATGAATATTCAGGAAAGGAGAAATAGTATGTTTGATGTTAAATTAGAACAGTTTTTAAGAGATGAAGTTAAGGGTACAGTAAGAAAAATCGTTCCAGAACTTATTGAGAAAGTAGAGAAACTAGAGAGGCGTGTTCAAAGACTGAACACTAAAGTTAAAAAGCTCAAGAAAACAGGAAAATAGTAAGTGACCATAATAACACCCACTAATCCATCAGCGTTAGCCGAATACCTGCGTGATAATATTTACGATAAATTACGCAAGGAACGGGAAGCGACAATTGAACCCAAGTGGCAAAAGAATATTGATGCGTTTAATGCGGTTGTTAACAGTGAATATTGGAAAGAGGGTGAAACTGAAGGCTGGCGGTCTGATACTTTTATAAAACTGACCAAACAAAAGATTGTAACTGCCTATTCAATGATAGTGGATATTATTTTACAGGGTGGTAAAATTCCTTTTTCGTTACTTCCGAGTCCCTGGGATACAATGGTTTTTAAAGATTTACCCGAAGAACAGAAAAAAAGACTTGAAGACGATATAGACGAAATGGAGGATTTAATTAATCAGCAGTTTCAGGATTGCAGTGCAGATAGAGAAATGATGAAGAATATAATGAGTGGTGCAATCTATGGTGAGACTATTGGTAAGAAGTATGTCCATGAAGTCATTAGAACAGGTTATAAGAAGATTTCACTTGCTCCACAGGGTTTACAAGACCAGCAGGGTCAATATGACAGGTTTGAGGCTTTCAAAAAAACTAAGGATGCTCCGGCATACAGGCATATATCTAACTGGAATTTTTTCAGAGACCTTGAAACCAATGATTTGCAGACAGGATTAGCAGATATTGAAAGAGACCTTGTTTCACCGTTTTGGCTTAGAAAGAAAAAAGGTCAGCCATTCTGGATAGATGATGCAATTGATAGGGCGATTAAAAACGCCAGAAAGCCAGGGGATACGTCTTCTACAGGCTCTACAAGTGATACCAGTTCTTTGCCGCCGTTTTTAAGAACAATTACTAACAGACATAATACAATAGAAAATCTTGAGTTCTGGACTAGAGTTCCAACAGAAATAGTCGAGCAGTTTGAAAAAGATTTAAAGAAAAAAGGTCACTTTACGACAGATATACAGCTTGAATATGACGGTAATGAAACAGAAATAATGGCTGTTATGAGTGATGCCGAAGTTACAAGATACGCAAAAGCTGAGGAAGGCAAGCGACCTTTTTACCGTGTTGAGTGGGAGATGAAACCCGATCATGCAGAGGGTATTGGAGTTGCAGACAATCTTGAAGATGTTCAAAAAGTTCTTAATGGTATGATTAGGGCTTTTGAGAATAACAAGAAATTATCCGCAAATGTCATGGGTGCTGGTAAAAGCAGACTTATGCCTGATTGGGATGGATCATTTAAGCCCGGACAATTTATTGAAGTAGCTGAAGAAGTTGATGATGCAAGGATGGCTTTTCAGCAGATTATAGTTGCAGATGTAGGGGAGACGTTACTTAGCGGAATTGCTTTATTTGAGAGATACGCTGATGAATCAAGTATGCTTCCAAAGTTACTTGCCGGTTCGGTTCTGGAAAAGCAAAAGCCCGACACGCTTGGCGAACTTCATATGCTTCAGCAAAACTCAGGCAAGTATCTTGGGTCTGTGATTAAAAACTTTGATGAAGGCATAATCGAACCTGTAGTTACCGATTTTTACCATTATATTATGGATGATCCTGAAGTTGAGAAAGGTAAGGGGAATTTCATAGCAAAGGCATTAGGTTTTACAAGTTTTCAGGATAAAATAATCAGAGTCCAGAAAATAATGCAGGCTATTAATCTTGCTTTATCGGATGATAGATTAGCACAGGAAGTTAAGTTCAGGGATTTACTTGAGGAAATTTATAAAGCACTTGATTTAGAACCATCACAGATTTTAAAGACTCCAGATGAAAAACAACAGGAACAAGAACAGCAGTTACAGATGATAGCAATGCAGGAGGCAAAAGCAAAACGAATGCGAGATGATGCTCTTATGGTAGAAGAAGAACAAAAAGATACCGACTTAGACAGAGAAATAGACAAAGAAGATGCAAAACATGAAAATGCTTTAGAGATGGAAGATGTTGAGTTTGAACATGAGGTGGCTTTGAAGACCGTACCAACACCGAAAACAGAAAGTAAATGAATATAATTAAATACTTAAAAACTTCAGGCGAGATTTTAAACTTAAAGGATGCTCATCATATCGGAGCATCAAAGGCTTTATTAAATGCAGTAGAGATTAAGCGTGAAGAATTAAGAAAGAAAAAACCAATGCGATGTGATGAAGATTTAAAGAAAGACTTAGTTTTTATATTAGGGCAAATAAATATGGCAAATTGGCTCTTAGACCTTCCCAGAAAGGCAGGAGAGTATTACCAAAAAACAGAAGGGAGAGAGCTATGAAAAAGATTTTTTACGGATTGTTTGGGATGCTGCTTGTCGGTTTATTTATGACAAGTTCGGCTCAAGCATGGTTGACAGATTCTAATGATATGCTTTGGAATGGGGAGCATAGGTTTCAGCAGAAAGTAGAGACTAAGAGAGATATGGATATAGGTGATGCTTCCAATGATAGTCTTACCATTAGTGCAAGCATTGATGGTACGGTCTTTTTAAATGACAACAGTGGGGCTGCACCAAATCTTATATTTCAAGATGGAACAGACGAAAAAATAACAATAACCAAAGTTGATGCTTCACATCTGACGATTACTACATCTGACGGAACTACATCGGTACAGATACTCACAGGTAATTTGAGGGTGGGTAATAGTACCGGCGAAGATGTATCTATGGACGGAGAGGATACTTACCTTGAGGGTACATTAGAAGTTGATGGCAATACAAGATTAGATGGTGATACTGATATCGGTGATGATTCTTCAGACTCACTTACTATTAGTGCCAGCGTTGATGCCACTCTTTTTATGAATGATGATAGTGGTGCAACACCAGCAATAATCTTTCAGGACGGAACTGATGAAAGGGTAACGATTCTTAAAGTTGATACCTCACATTTAACAGTTACCACGCCAGACGCATCAACTGCGTTACAAATACTTACAGGAAACTTTAGAGTAGGTGATGGTACTCCTGATACAGCTTCAATGGACGGAGAGGATGCTTATGTTGATGGTGAACTTGAGGTTGATGGTGCAGTTAGGTTAGACGGTGCTATAGACGCAAATAGTACAATGAGTATATCTGGAACATTTACCGCTACTGGCAATGCTGACATTGGTGACGATTCATCTGATACACTTACTATTGCTTCAAGTATTGATGGTGATGTTTACATAAACGATAATAGCGGAGCTTCACCGAATCTTATCTTTCAGGATGCTACTGATGAAAGAGTGCTTATTGCTAAAGTCGATACCTCACACTTAACGATTACTTTACCAGATGGGACAACTTCATTGCAGGTGCTTACTGGTAATTTAAGAGTAGGAAACGGTACTGGTGAAGATGTATCTATGGATGCGGAAGATGCTTATATCGAGGGTACGCTTGAAGTTGACGGAACGGTTCGATTTGATGGTGTTGTTACAGTTACTAAAGAAGGCAATATATCATTTCCGTTGATAGGAACATTTGTAGATACCAATAGTAATACTGGGTTAATTAGCGAAAGTACAGATCCGACTTTAGCAATAAATGATGGAAAAGCTAAGTTGGTTTGGACTGATGCTGCCGAGCTAACCAAACGACAGGTAACATTTCATGTGCCGGATGACTATGCTTCCGGTGGTGTATATGAATTAATGTGTACTCGTTCTGGTGCTCTTGATCCGCCAAGCGTTGATTTTGAGCAGCTTATTGAAATTGCTGGTTCTGCAATAGCTTCTTCACCTGATCCTGAAACAGCAGTTGAACTTGATCCTGCTTATTACACGAGTCCTCAGCAAGTAACACTTACACCTGCACTTCAGACGTATGCTGCGGGCATGAGAGTTACATTTAATTATTGGAGAGACGATACGGATACAAGCACAGACAGTTTGGAAGTAAGCAATGCTATCTGGACGTACACAAAAGGTCTCTAATGCACTTTCAATACTGCTTATTTTTGCGGTATTGGGTACGCCATTATTAACCATAACCGATGTTCGATTGTCGGGGCAAGTAATGTTTGAAGTAATAATTGTTCTTGCCCTGGCAATCGGTATCGCTAAGATAAATTTGTGGTGCGGGCTGTTTTTAATATTAGCCTTTGGTTCAGCCTTGCATCCGTTTAATACTGAAGATTCCATTTTTGCTTTCAGGTACGTATTTTTTGGAATATTATGGTATTCAGTATTAGTTTTAACAGTAAAAGATGTAAAATGGCTATTGCATGGAATAAGGATTATTTGTTTTGTTAATATATTCTGGCTTGGGTTACAGTTTTTTGGTTTAGACCCATTAACAGTCCCGACAAAATTATGGGAAGAAACAACATTAAGAGTTGGTTTATTAGCAAATCAAAATGAAGTTAGCGCTTTGATAGCATTTTGCAGTCCGGCGTTTTTAATAGGTCGATGGAAATATTTTTTATCCATAGTCTTATTGGGATTGGCTTTGACAATGACAATTGGCGGAACACTATCGTTTTTTATAGGTATGGCGTTCTATGTTATTGTAACAAATCCATTATCAAGATTCTGTACAAAGAGTGAGTTAACAATAATTTTATTTATGTGTTTTATATCAATGAGTTTCTTTTATTGTGTTTTTATAAGTAGTCCGACTTTTAAAAGAATGGAAGCATGGACTAAAGGGATAGAATTTTATAAAACTCGTTGGATTTTTGGTTACGGAATAGGTCATTGGAAACAAGTCTTTGGCATGGCTTATCAGCATAAAGTAATAGATTCGTGGTGGGTATATGCTCATAATGAGTTTGTTCAAGGTCTGTTGGAAATGGGGATAGGATTTGCTGTTATAATTACAGGATATCTTACTAATATATTTAGAAGATTTACAAAAGAAACAGTTATACCGATAACTGCGATAGTTATTATTATTGCAAATTGTGTGGTTAATTTCCCATTCCATATAGCCCAGACAGCCATAGTTGCAATTACATGGATGGCTATTTTACAAATTGAGTTGGAGAAAACGTGGGTAAAAAGATTAGTAAAAAACCCATAGTTGCTGAATATAGATTAGGAATTATTATAGCAATAATATTATTTTTAATGTCAGTATTACGATTGCCTGCTGGGATAGGACAAAGCAGGGACATTATTAGAATTATTATAGAAACAGGTATTCTGTTAGCGTTAGGTTTTTTTGTTGTATATAAAGGTAATAAATGGATAGGGTTTTTTGCTTTACTTGCAGTATTTTCGTTTTTTTATCCATTGGCTGATGAAAATGCTTTACTAACTCGTAATTCTGTTTTTTTTGGAATAGTCTGGTATATGATAATTGTTTTAGTATTTAATAAAAATACGGTTAAGTTTTTAATGTGGGCGATGTGCGGGATAGCTTTTGTTCATACTATATTTTTAATTTATCAACATTTTGGGTTAGACCCATATGGAACATTTACTTTTGGATTTATGAAATCTACAATGTCTGGCAATCCAACAGGTTTAATGACAATGAGTAACGAAGCTTCGGGTTTGCTTGCTATTACAGCGTCAGCGTTTCTTATTAACCGTTATTTAAGATGGGGACTTATAATCATAGCTATAGGTCTGTTTGTTACAAAGGATGCTGGTGGAATGATTGCAGTATATGTAGGCTTGGGTTTTTATCTGTTTTTTTCAGGACTTTCGTATCGGATAATAATTGGATGTATTATAGTATCTTTATTGGCTGTTATTGAATATGTACAAAGATGTAAAATTCTTTCTATAATTGGAAGAGTAGATATTTGGAAAGTCGGTTGGGAATATTATAAAGAATATTGGATATTAGGTTACGGGCTTGGACATTGGAAATTAGTAACCAAGCAGTTGCATGCTCATAATGACTTTTTTCAGGTGCTTTTTGAAATGGGAATCGGAGCATGGATTTTAATTGCAGGATATCTTACTAATATATTTAAAAGATTTACAAAAGAAGCTCTTATTTCAACAACAGCATTAATAGTAATATTAGTGCATAGTTGCTATTCATGGCTGTGGTGTATTGGGGTTACTGCAATTGTGCAGGTAACTTGGTTGGCAATTTTAGAAATACAATTAAGAGAGTGTTCACAACAAGTTAAAGTTAGAAAAAAAAGGAGAAAAAAATGCCAGAGGATGTAATAGAAGAAGAAATCTCAGAGCAAATCGAAGATAAGGAAGGCGAACCTGATTTTGATACTTTTGTTTCTGACACAGAAGTAGCGGAAGAAGAAGAACCAGAAACAGATAAAAAAGTTGAAACAGATAAAAAGTCGGAAGAGTCTGAAAAAAAGGTAGAGGATGAGAAAAAACCGGAAGAAAAAAAGGAAGATGATAAAGAAGAGGAACCAGAAGAAGAACTTGAACCTGAAGACAAACTCGATCAGATAATAAAAGAAAGGGGTATTGAAGAAGAACTGCCCCCATCATCGGATGACCAACCTCCTTCATCCGATTCAAAGCAGGAGGGGTTAGAAGAACCGCCAAAAGGAACAACCTCTCCTGCATTAACAAAGGAAGTTATCGCAGACCACTTAAAATTGATTAATAATGATGAGCTTCCAGGTGAGGTTATAATCGGCAATGATACTATAAATCTTAAAGAATACGCTAAAGAATACCCAGAAGAATTTAATGCTACCAAGATTTTAAGTGCGACAATTGCCCAGAAAATGGTTGAAGACCTTATTGAAAAAGGTGTGGTTGTAACTCAGAAATCGGTTGATAGTTTTAGAGAAGATGCAACCAAAGCTATGAATAGTTTATATCAGGAAGTATCTGACCTTAAATTCTGGAACGAGGTTATGGAAGTCCATGCAGATGCAATTAAAATCAATAAAGATTCTGCATTTAAGGAAGTGTGGCTTGAGAAACAGTCAAAGGGTATTCAGGCTTTGGCAAAAGCCCTTCAAACACCAGCAGATGCGATAACTATTATTGACTTGTACAAAAAAGATATTGCAAAAGGGAATGTTGAGGAGTTTGACAAAAAGAAGAAAGATAAAAAGAAAAAGAGCGATGACTTGCATAAAGGCACTATAAAAAGCAAAACTATCGTTTCACAAACAGATGAAATTCAACCAGATGAAGATGAGAAGGCGTTTGATGAACATGCAAAGTAATAACGAAATTAAACAGGCTGCATATATAAGGGGCAAGATTCAGGAAGGTCAATTCAGGTGCTTTTTCTGTAAAAAGATGTTCTTTGTAGGGTACTTAGCATCTGGTTCAGAAGTAGAAGCAAAGTGTCCGAGATGCGGAGAGTTAAACACGTTTAGAGTAGTATAAGTTTTTTATAAAATTTAGAGGCTCAACAGAAGCCCAATCGAGAGTGTAGAATTTTCTACGTACTTGATTGGGTTTTTTTATTAATACAATTCAGAAGTCCTTGAGACTCATTTTAATCACTAGAAAAGGAGACAAGGACTATGAGTAATAATTTTAATACCTACGGTGATATATCTCCAAGAACAGGAGGTATCGCCAAAGCAATGCTGCTTGAACGAGGTCAGCACCTTATGGTGGTGGAGCGTTTTGGGCAGGTTGACCCGCAACAGAGGAACAAAACTAAGACATCCAAATGGAGACGGTATTTGTCTCTTGCACGGGCAACAGCACCATTGGCAGAGGGCATTCCTCCAAAGGGGCAGAAATTAACTTATGTAGATATTTCAGCAACTTTGGAACAATTTGGTGACACGATTGAACTCACTGATGTTATTCGAGATACACATGAAGATCCCGTTCTTCGTGAGTCGATGAAAATATTAGGTGAGCAGGCTGCCGAAACTATCGAGGAAATGAGAATTAACGTAATTAGGGCTGGCACGAATGTTTTTTACGCTAATAACGTAAGCACACGTGCAACAGTTGATTCACCTCCGTTAAGAGGCGATTTCAGGAGAATATATCGTTCCCTTAAAAATAACAAGGCAAGGGAAATTACTGAAATCGTAAGAGCTTCTGCAAAAATAAGCACACAGCCAGTAGAACCAGCTTATTTTGCAATGGGTCATACAGACCTTAAAGCAGACATCAGGGCTATTTCTGGATTTATTCCGGTAGCGCAATATTCTGATAGTTCAAAAGCATTACCCGGTGAAATAGGGTCTGTTGAAGAGTTCAGGATTATCCTTACTCCGATGTTTGAGTCATGGGAAACATCAGGTGTAAGCGGAACAACCTATTTATCAGGCGGAGTTGAAGTAAGCTCAGAAGCACAATGCGATGTTTATCCGCTGATAATTGTTGCCAGAGATGCTTACGGTATCGTGCCATTGCAGGGTTTTGGTTCTATGAAGGTATCAGTTGTTAATCCAAAACCGACTGCTGGTGATATTCTCGGTCAGGTCGGTGGTGTTGGATGGATAACATATCAAGCAGCGGTAATTCTTAATCAGAACTGGCTTGCTAGGCTTGAGTGTGCAGCAACTGCTGATCCATCTTGAGTAAGTAACTAATTTTATTAAAGAAAAATAAGTAACTAAATAGGAAAAGGAGAATTGTAATATGAAACCTACACAACTTATAAGCGGTACATTTAAACAGCAGAATGCCGCAATATATCTTGGGTTAGGATTTATGCCTGACTATTTCAGACTGTACAATGCGTCTGATGGTGAAGACATGATTCTTGACTGGAACATTAACATGCGTGTGCTTGCTGCGATCGAAGGTTATGCACAGGTAGGCGATGATGACGAAGCATTTGATGTTCATGATCTTGCCTTCGGTGAAGGTGCAGCTATTTACAGAGGCGGTGCTGCTATAGGTTCAGGCACAACGCCTTCGACAACTACTTATCTTGCCAAAGAAGAGAATCCTGATAAGAGAGCTTCGGGTACTGGTGATGATATTGATACTTGGACATTACAGAACTCTTCAAACAGAACAGGTAAGTGGAATGCTGTTTGTAGTACTACCTATGTTGGTATCGGTTCAAGAATCTGTGTAGATGGTAAGTGGGCAACTGTTGTAGCTATATCTAGCAATGGTGCAGATGATAACGAAGTAACCCTTAACGAAGCCTTAAAGTCAGGTACAATTCAGTATCTTACCAATATGTATGACTGGGTTGCACAGGCTTCAGGCACGATAACAAAAGCCGGCATTATTATATCTGATACAACGTATCTTCTTGATGCTGCGACAGATATGATGGTTTTTGAAGCCGGAACTTATCGGTAATTAACAATTGAGCTTCATGGAAGGCCAAACTACATAGGAGAAATTATGGAAAGCCAAGAGTTTTCAAAAAACCAAGAGCCTATTATTCTAACTTCTGCTGATGAACCGTTTAAAACTAAACAGGCAGCAGTATTAACTATGAGTAATAAAAAACTTGTGGATTGTGAAGTAGTGTCTTTAGAAGGTGGTGGTTTCGGGATAAAAAAGAAACCTGTTCCAAAACCACCCAAAGAAAAATTCTATAGAGTAAAATTTAATGCAAAATCTTCTCCAAACGATACGGATGATGTGATTCTTTCTGTAAATGGTGCGACACTAATTGCACAGAGAGAAAGAGAAATTGTGATTTCTGAGAGATACAAGGAAGATGCTGACCATGCGACATATCCTCAAACAAGGCAAATTCCTGGGAAAAATAGAAAGACAATATCATGGATTAAAACATATCCGTATGAAGTTATTGGGGAAGCAACTCAAGAAGAGTTTTTAGATGTTAAGAAAAAAGGCACGAAACAAACCAAACGGAACATTCAGAAGTACGGGTATGATGTATCTCCAGAAGACCTAATTTAGGGAGAAACTATGTCAACTGATATATCTGATTGGGTTGAAAAAGTTGATATGCCTAACTGCCCGAATCCTATTATCGAGGGTATTGTCGTAGATATTCTCAGACGCTTTTGTGAATATACTAAGATTTGGGAAAAAAGACTGTCGCCTATAAACATTGTTGTTGTCGAGGCTGCAACAGATATCGCTTTTGTTGCTTCTGATCCAGACACCATTACAAGTACATCAACAAGTTTTACATCCGCAGGTCTTGCGGCTGGCATGACAATAGTAACAGACCACGTTACATCCGAAGAAGATGAGAAAGATAATACAGGGCCATATCTGTTAGGTACGGTTGCCGCTCTATTATTAACTCTGGATTCTAATGAATCCGTAGTTGCTGATGATGCTGGCGATTCTATTTATATTAGTGTTCCCGAATACGAAATTTCTTCATCTGACGGAGATATTATTAGTATAGCTAATGCAAAGTTTGACGGAAAAAAACTAATTCCAAAGACTGAAAACTGGCTTGATAGTAATGTTAGTAAGTGGCGAACAGAAATGTCAACGCAACCTGTTTATTACTGCATGGGGCCGAGCAGGAAAATGTGGCTTGTCCGAGCGCCGCAGGAAGAAATCGAAAACGGTCTTGAAGTATGGGTATATTTAAAACCTTTACTTACAGCGACAAGTGTTGAGGACTTTTTCTATGATGATTATGAAGAAGTTATTTCTGACGGAGCAAAGGCAAAATTATACAGCATGATAGGTAAACCCTGGGCAAATCTTGAATTATCTAATTATTTTGCTGCTCGTTACATAATTGGTCGCAATCAGGCATGGAATAAGAGTTTTAAGCGATACACAAGAGCAACTTTTGGAATAAGGGCGTGATATGAGTATAACCGCACAATCCGTAGTTGATGATGCTGAACTGATTTTAATGGATTCAGATAATGACCATTGGACAGAAGCAGAGCTATTTGGATATCTAAAAGACGGAGAGAAAGAAACAGCAATTCATAAACCGGATATATATATAATCAATGATGATGTTGTTCTCGTTGAAGGAACAAGGCAATCCCTTCCTTCTGGCGCTATTCATTTAATTGATATTGTCAGGAATATGGGAACAAACGGTTCTACCATTGGAGATGTTATTACGCTAATTGATAAAAAGTCTTTTGATGCAATTGACAGGAGTTGGCATAAGGCTACAGCATCAGCAACGGTTGAACATTTTATGTTTGATTCGAGAGATCCTACACGTTTTTATGTGTACCCGCCACAGCCTTCGAGCAGTTTTGGTTATGTTGACATGATTTATGCCTCAATCCCGCCAACTATATCTGCAATATCTTCAAATATTAATCTTGATGATATTTATAAACACGTTTTGGTTAATTATCTTCTTTACAGGGCATATTCTAAAGATGTGGATATTTCAGCAGATGGCGGTGCAAAAGCGACTTTTTATTATAAAATGTTTTTACAGGGGTTAGGAGTAAAAGATCAAAAAGAAGAGGCAGACGCTCCGAAGCGGTAAATTATTTATATGTCTGATTTTTGCAGTATTGTTTTGTGTTAGCGCACATGCACAAGACAGACAAGCATACCAGTACGTCCAGTTTCCGTTTAACGGAGCATGGATGCCGGATATCGACCCTGCTAATATCGGCCCGAATAATTTTAAAATATTACAGAATTTACGTTATAAAGATGACCGTTTAGAAGGTATTTCTGGATATACAAAAGTAAATACTACTGCTTTAACTACTTCTCTTAAAATTAGGAATGGTCATCAATTAAGAACAAATTACGATATAGATTCATATGTTATTGTCCAAGCCGAAAATGCTGGTCTAACTTCTTCGCAGGTATTACAAAATCAGACAGATATTGGAAGTCAGGGTGATTTTTCTCCAGATGTTTTACATACCGATGTTTCCGGTTCAGGACTTGGTTTATTTACTACAGTAAGTAATGATGTAATATACTGCAACGGTAAAGAGGTAATTATCTGGGCAGGTAATGAACAGCGATGTTCGGCATTTTTTACCTGTTCTGATTCAAGTCGTACCAATCCGATAGAATATACTGAAAGAGTTAATACCACCCTTGATGATTCTCCCAACAACATTGTTTTAATCGGTGCTACTACAAGAAACTGGCTTGTATTTACTCCAAGACCAATTCAAGCGGTTAAATATACAGTAAAAACAGCCAATACCGCTACTTCAACTACAAGCGGTAAAGTTTGGAATGGTTCAAGTTTTGTATCAGTAGGTAATTTATCTGACAATACATCTTCCAGTGGTAAGTCTTTAGCTCAGTCCGGCACAATGACTTTCGACTCGACTGTTGATACCGCAAAACCATTTCACTTTGAGAATCTTTATTTATATGCTTATCAGTTTGCGATTACTGACGGAAGTCCAGCAGTCAGTTTTGTTACGGTTAATGCTCCCTGGCAGGATATTGTTGATATATGGGATGGAGTTAAAAGACAGCCGATAGCATTTCAGATATATAGGGATTCAACCGGAACTTTTGAGGATTATACGCTTCAGGTAAACGCTTCGTCTTATGAAGAACTTCCCATAGGTGGTATTCTTGATGGTTTAACTACGTCTGATTATATAGTTGTAATGTTTGAAGAACGTATGTCGGCGATTAATTATACGCTCTTGGGAACTCTTGTAAACCAGAATGCTGCAACAGCTACAATCTATTACAGACAAGGTGTTACATGGACAACTGTTGGGACTGTTACTGATGGTACTGTGGCTAATAGTAAAGTATTCGGTCAAAGCGGTTTGGCGAGTTGGAATCCGCCATCCGAAACAGACGAAACTAAAACAGAATTATTCGGCAAAAAAGGTTATGCCTACAAAATAGTTTCAAGTGCGACTCTTTCCGGTTCAACTCCTAAATATATAAGAACCGATATAACTTTTAGCAAAACAAACGACCCGGATACTATTACTACGGCAGCAGGGAATTTTGTAACCGCTGGAGTTAAAGCCGGAGAATATATTGAAGTTGCAGGAACAGACACAAACAACGGCGTATTTGCAGTAGTTAAGGTTACATCCACAGTTATTACTATTACCAACGATACTCTTGGAGCAGACGAGGCTTCTGGAGACACGGTAGTTTTTACTATTGATAGAGAACCAGAAATAGTTATTGACCTTGTAGCTGGCGTACCGTCACAGCAAACTATCAGAGCATATAAGTTTCCGTCATCTTATAGAAACAGACTTCTTTTATGCGGGGATACTGAAGGAAAAGAGGGAAACAGGGTTGATTATTCTGTATCTAATTCCCCCCAAATGCTTAACGGTGATGAATCAAGCAAGAATAAAGAACAGAGTTTATATTTTGGAAATTCCGATGATCTTACCTGTGGAACACAAATATATAACAGGTTCGGTTCTAATGTTATTGTTTCATGGCTTGGTCTGAAAAATAGCGAAACCTATTTATTAACCGGAGATGGGCCGGAAAATTTTAAAATACTTCCAGTATCGTTCACTGTCGGCTGTCCTGCACCATTGACTTTAGATAATGCAGAAGTAGGATTTCAAATAGCAACAGATATTGAGAGAAATGTTGCTATCTGGTTATCTTATGCTGGCCCGATGATATTTGACGGAGCTGTACTAATTCCGATTCGTGGGATTGATAAATATTTTGACCCCAATGAAACAGACTGTATTAATTTTGATGCAATTGAAAATTCAAGAGGCTGGTTTGATGCTACCTATAAGGAATATAATTTATTAATTCCTTCCGGCGCAAGTCAGATAACTAATAATAAATGGTTTGTTTATGATCTTGTAAGAAAGAAATGGTACGAAAAATCAACAGGTTCAGCAGGACGTCCTCAATGCGCTTTCAGGGTTATAGATGAATATGGAACTCAATATATTTATGCCGGAATAGATTCTGGATATATGATGCAACTAGAAGACGGTACAAGCTGGAATGGAACAGGTATTACTCAAAAGGTTGTAACTGGCGATTTTTGGCCGACAGGCAGTATATGGGATAAAACCAGAGTCAGGCGAGTAAAGATTGTCGCAAAAAGAATAACCGAAGACCACGATTTAAAATTAAGTTATTATGCCGATACTAATATGTCAGAAGGCACAGATTTTGTATGGGCAGATACTTCGGCTTTTGTATGGACTGATACAGATGATTTTATATGGAGTTCTGCCGGTCTTGGCTCTTTAGAATTAAGTTTGGCTGAAGGAATGTACCGATTGGTAAGAACAACAGGAATATTAGATATATTAGGTTGGGCGCATGGTTTTGGATTTCAATTAACAACTGATGATTCGGCTAAAGGATTCCAACCTATAGCATGGGGGATGGAATATTCTTTTGTAAGGAAGGATAGATAATGAAAAAATTATTATTATCGTTATTCATAACTTGTTTTATTTTTATGGGCGGTATTGCTCATGCCACCGTAGAGTCTTACGGAGCATATGTCTTAACAGGTGGCACTTCTGGTTGTCTTGATGCCATAAACGGTTCGCTTTTAAGCGATGGTGATGTTTGCACGGTTAGAATATCGACAGGAACTTATTTTTATGTACTTGATTCTACTTCTGCCGCTACTGAAAGCTCACCGGATATTATTTCACCCGACACAAATGCCGGAGATAAAAGGTGGTTATTAACAGAAGTAAAACCTGCTGCTTCAACTACGGTGGAAGGTACGATTGAAATATCTACCAACACAGAAGCAATAGCTGGTACTGCTACAGATAAGGCGCTTGTGCCAGACAATCTTGCTTACGTGCTTCAAGCTGGAACAATGACTTATGTGGCTGATGCTCAAGCTTCGGACACTTACGTAGCTACCTATGTCCCAGCGGTAGCAGCCTATGTAACAGGCATGGTAGTACATTTTTACGCTAAGACAGCTAATACAGGAGCATGTACCTTAAATGTAAATGCTCTTGGTGCAATTGATATAAAAAAATTACATGACCAAGATCCTGCTACTGGAGATATCGAAGCTGGTCAAATACTAACAGTAGTATATGACGGTACTAATTTCCAGATGCAGAGTCAGATAGCAGCCACAATAATAACAGCCACAGAAGTAGTTCAGGCAGCTACAGACACACTTACTGCTGCGGAATGCTCAGGAACATTTATAAATAATTATGGTCAGGGGGCAGCGAACACGCAAACACTTCCTGCCGCAGCCGAAGGGCTTAATGGAATCGTTCATATTGCAACGGCTGGAGCAGGTGCATTTCATTTAAAGGCTAATACTGGCGATAAAATATATCTAAATGGAACAGCATTAACTGACGGAGACAAGGCTTCTATTGCAACTCCAGCGGTAGGTAATTCAATGACGTTTTGGGCATTTCAAACCGGAGCCGGTGCTTATGACTGGATGGTATCATCTGGTGTCGGAACAACAGTAACAGACGGCGGTGCATAAAATATGAAAAAAATATTATTAAGCATTCTGATTGTTTTTGTTATGGTTGGGACTGCCTATGCAATACTTAGACCAGCTATTTTAGGAACGGCTGGTGGAAAATTTTTAATAGCTTCAGGTGGAACTGAAACCACTGATGGTGATTACAAAATCCATACCTTTACTAGTACTGGAACACTAACAGTTTCAAACGGCGGTACGGTTACCTATCTTGTAGTTGCTGCCGGTGCTGGTGGAAAAAACGGAGCTGGTGGTGCTGGCGGATATAGAACAACCACTCTTGTAATAACGCCAGGTGCAAAAACAGTAACAATAGGTGCTGGCGGTGCGCCTGGTGCAGGGGGATCAAATTCTGTATTTGATTCTATCATATCAGTTGGTGGTGGTAATGGTGGTGCTGCTAATGTAAATGGAGTTGCTGGAGGTTCTGGTGGCGGAGGCGGTTATAATAAAACTGGCGGTTCAGCCACTCCTGCTGGACAGTGTGAAGCTGGTGGTGACGGTGGTGCTGG